TTTGTAAGTGGGATTAAACTTCTGACATCACCATCAGCATCTGTAAACCAATTAAGAGCATTTTGTACCTCATCTGATGCTCTTATTTCAGCCTGTCTTTCTGGAGTCAACTTTTCAAATTCTTCAAGCCCAGGGAAAATTCCTTGAGCAATAAGTCCCGAAATGGTAAAGTCACGCGCAGTTTCTACTGCGCCCCCAATAAGACTAACTATCGCATCACTAAACTCGGATATATTGTTATAGGCACCAGGTTGAGATCTAATGAAGTCCTGTAAATTATCTTTTTCTTCTTCTTGCTCTTCATCCTCTATGGCTTGTTGCTGCTCATAGTCATGACGAACCTGCCCAGGGAAATCAATGTAATCTCGATGGCCAGGAGGTGCCATATACCCAGGATCTCCGAAGTTAGGATCACTCGGATCAGTTACCCAGCCACCAGGAGGTGCGACAGGAGGAGTAACAGGAGGAGTAACAGGTAAAATAACAGGAGGTACAACAGGCTTAATACCCGAGACAGGAGGACTAGGATCAATATTCCAGCCTCTTGGAGTATAACCCGGCCTATCTTCATTATATGCTGAGCCAATTGGGCCTTCGGAAGCAATACCAGGACGATTTTGTGGTGTAGGACTCTGATACGTACTACCACTAGCTGTACGATATATATTATCCGTCAGATTACCTGTACGTCTAAGACTTTCTGTAGCTGCAACGTCTATCTGATCAGCCATGTGTATCATCCTGTTTGTTATTAGCAAATTCGTTTTTTACAGTGTCAGATAAGGCTCTTAGTTGATTAATCAATTTCATTTTCCCTTGTGCCTGATATAAGTCTTGATTATTAGAGGATGTATCTTGAACACCCCTCTGTAATTTTTCTAATTCATCTAGGTAGAGTAAAAAATTAGGCCAATCAGGAGAGTGAGCTATATTATTGAGACTGGGGAGGAGGAGCTTAGATATTGCCATCATTATCTACTTTATTTCCAGAGAAGCCACTCTCTCCTGGCAACTTTACATTAGCTGGACCTATATTACCATTTCCTGTACCAGTTGATCCACCGGGTTCTACCATACTACCAGCCATTGGATTACTAGGGCCTAATGGTCCACCTTGATCAAGTGGCCCACTCTGACCGGGTAGTCCACCCATAGCAGATGCCTTACCAATGAGTTCAGCGATTACCTTCGCTTGATCAAGATCATTAATAACTTCTTCTGGATCTAGGTCTTGTGAGTATGCGTATTCTTTTAACAGTGGTCCAGGATTAATCCACGGTGCCAACATAGGATTACTAGTTAATTGTAAGAATTGTTGAATCCTTTGGCTACGTACTTCCTTCTGCATTAAGGCATCAGTACCTAGAGCCTTAACTTTCAGATCACCCTGAATACGTACATCAGGATTAAATTGCATATTCCAGTAATAGAATCCCTCTCCGATAGGCTTCAAATGATAATCATCAATGTTCTTAACAACTGTCTTAATATTAAGAGCAGCTGCACCCATAAGCATTGACATCCCAGCAGCAGTACGAGTAGTACTCTGAACTCTGGTTTGTCCATGACTATAGGACGGGATGCCAGTCTCTTCATCAGCAATCTGACGCCACTTATCAAACATGGCAAGATTTTCTGTTGTAGTAGACGGGAACTTAATTCCGTGTATTGCTTGTCCCGGTGCACCAGACTGGCGACGGAAAATCTTACCTGGATAAATATCAGTAGGCTGTCCTGGTACAAGAGCAGACTCATCAATATCAAATACCAAGTTACCTGATAGAGCAAGGTTATCAATAGCCATACGTGCATGACCATTCATTAGCATGGTGCTATCAGCCATGTTCTCAGGAACACCAATACCAAAGAATTCATGTGGGTCACGTTCATATGGGCAACAATGATAGGGAAGACGCTCAGGTTCAAATGGGTTAATAACCATACGCAATAATTGATTATTACAGACCCATATATTAACCTGTACTTCGTCTAACTCAGTGAGTTCTTCAACTCCATCCATACCCATTTCAAGAGCGATGGACTTATCTAGTGTACCCCAATACTCAAGTACTTCATAGCGTGTCTCTTCTACCTGATCATCATTACCACTATACCCAAGACTATTTTCATAGTTCTGTTTAATATAATTTGGACCTTGAGAAATTGCAGTATTCAAAGCACCTACATTAAAATATGGCATTTTACGTAGACGACGAAGCATACTCTTCGTCATTTTATGACGTTCAATAAAATGGTCTAAGTCAAAAGAATCAGTAGCACCAGCATCTGGGAAAGCGTTCCAAACAGATACATGAGAAATAGCAGGTATTAACTTTGTTTTAGGTTCATACTCTTTCTCAGTTTCTCCATCTTCGCTAACAGCCATTCGCCATGAAGGGACAATTTCAGTTGTATTATATGGTCCTTTAATAATTCCAGTACCATACAAACACAATTCAAAGTTAGATTTACGAAATTCTCTTAATGCTTTAGTTTCTGTTAGCTGATCCTTAATAGTTTTCTGCATTTCTATTGCAGAAGCCTTGGCAGGACTAACCTGTGGTTCATCTGTTGGAGCAGGGCCAGGTTTAAACTTAGCAACTCCTTCTAGGAACTTCTGACGTAATCCACCTAGGAAATGCATAGGAGGAATATTTTCATTCTCTCTCTTGCCATCCCCAGGATAACCAAAGTCTAGTTCTAGATTTAGTTCTGTAGGCTCTTCTTCTGGTGCATCATCTTTAACTACATGAGCGTATTCTGCAACACCCTCTGGGCGTTCAGTTGCAAATACTCCAATTGGAAATTTTCCGCTGCCAAATAATACTTCATTAATCTGACCATAGGCAGCTAAAGTTTTAGACTTAGCAATCTTAACAAAGACCTGAGATTTCTCATCTTTACGTAAATTACGTTGAACATTAACAATCCCACGATAATCTTCATAAGCCGCTAGATGACGAGCCTCAGCGGATAGCTTAGCAGTCTTGGCCCGTTCGTAACGAGCTAAGACTACACCTATAACAGCAGGAACATTTATGTCAGAGTTTTCCTGCTCTTTAATAGACTTTTTTATATCCTCTGGTTCGATGCCTTCGACACCACCAGAATATGCTACTACAGCATCCATAGGTTAGTGCTAGTTTACATTATGATAAGAGGCTTTCTTATACACCTTTGTAAGCGAATGATCTTCTGCCATACGCTTAAACTCATTATCATTCTCAGTAACACTTTTAGTGGGATAAACCTCACTAAAATTACTAGTATAACCCTTCGCAAGAGGCTTAGTCTTAGTATCACGATGATCATAACCAGCCTTCATATCCTTATTGAATGAACCAGCAGTGCGACCATCATCAATTTTAAAATTGGGCATATTAGGTATCCTTATTTAATTTTTAATTTTACAGTTTTAGTTAGTTTAATAGCCAAACTTAGTATCTACTAGTGTAGGTCGTTCTAATGTGTATTTCTGTTCGTCCGGGTATAGAGTGTAAGATGGACGATTATTCATACCATATCTAAATGAATCATATAAGTGATCTTCAATAAATTTAGTATCAACATCTTCTGCATTAGAAGAATCAAGAGGCAAAATAGGCATAATTCTAATTAGATTTCTGCAATTCTTGAAAATCTTTACTCCAACTTCATTAGTATAACTATTAACTTTTAACCTTCTATGAAGTTCAATCTTACCACGAACTCTACTACCTTTACTCTTATCTGTTTTAGTCCATCTAACACCAGCTTGAATCATAGTTTCAGCAATACTTGGTCCGCGTTGACCACGTTCTGCCCAACTCTCAGTATCTAATGGGCCAGTAAGTATTCCAGGGTCATTCCATTCTAGTTCAATAATCTTTTCAGCTAGTGCGTCTGCGTCTAAACTTTTTTGATAAAGTTCTCGATATACAAATACTGTTCCATTAGGAGCAACTGCATACCATAAAACAGCAGAAGGGGCTACATAACCATAATCACAAGATCTAAACCGTTTCCAGTGGTTGGGAATTTCAAAAGGTTCACAAGTATGGACCTTATGATCAAACTCAGGAAAGGCTGTATCTTCAGCTACATCCCAATCTCCCTCCAACAGTCGTCTTCGTTGTACTTCTGGAAGAGAGGATAACATTGCCAGATATTCTGGCGACTGCATAAGATATGGATTATCAGATAACTTAGCAGGAATAAATCGTCGTTTAAATAATGGTAGTCCGCGTAACTTTTGGTCTACAATTGCAAGATATGGATAATGTAAAATATCTCCAGTTTCAATATCCGTTGCCCAGAAAGATTCATTATATGGAGCAGGATGAATAAACATCTTCTTAACCCACCAACCACCAATACCACCGGGATTAGTCGTTGCTCTCATATACGTTTTTATACTTTGATCTGTAGTACGAAGACGAGAGCGTAAATAATCCCAAACATAGGGTGTAGCATAGTGGGTTAATTCATCAATACCAATCCAAGTAAAAGCTTGTCCTTGATAACGGTGCACATCAAGATCATTCTCCACGAAACTCATAATAAACACAGCGCCGGATGGAAAGGTCCAACGAGACTTTTGTTGGTTCCATTTTGCTCCTGGGAAAGCTTTAGGATATAAGTCATGAGACTTATCAATAAGCTCTTGAAGCTCTGGCATACTCTTACGTAGTAGAATAGGCTTATGGTTTTTATTATGAATATACCGAAGTGGATCAATCAACATAGCGTATGATTTACCACCACCAGCTGCCCCACCATAGAGGACTTCTTTTTCAGGCGCTGCTAAGAAGGATTCCTGTGCTCCTTCATTTGGTCTAAAGATAACATCTGTGTCTGGGTTATCAATAATTGTTTGAGCAGTTGGTGTAGCATCTTCGAGATCAGTAACTACGTATCCAACTTTACTTTTACCAGATAACTTATCAGAGAAATCTTTAGTAGCAGTAAGCTTCTTCCTAGAAGCTGCTAATTTATCTTTGGCTTTCTTAGCAGCTTTGGCAGCTTTAACAGCATCATCTTTAGTGCGTTTAAGTAATCTTGCAGCAGAAAGCTTAGCTTTATGCTTTGAACTAAAATTATACTGTCGTTTTTTTGTCTCTGCAATTTTTTCTACCATGGATAAAATGGAGGTGTCATAAGGACACCCCCAATTATTTAGCTTGTAATATTCTCTTCCGCCCAAGTGATACTAACTGAAAGATCAACAGTAGTTGTAGATATCATATTCATCAGGGAGAGAACTCCTCCTGGTGGTACAATAATTGATCCATCAATTCTGTCTTCTGACACACCTTGTGGCTGAGTAATAGCAGTACTTACACCACCAGCATTCAGAATAGTAATTGGTGAAGGACGAAGAATTGAAAGACTTCCAACAAGACCAGTTAATGCAGTACTCATTGCAAACGCCTTGGCAATTGAGCCGGACGATGCTAAAGTAGAACAATTAACAGGGGTACTACCAGTCGAAATAGATGTTTCTGATACGTCTTTGTACCAAGTAAATCCACCCGGAGCTACAGCCGAATTATCTACCGTTGTAGCAACGACAGTAGCATTAAGTACGACTAGATTTTTTCCAGTACCAACATCATTCCAAAGCCCAATAACAGGTCTAGAAGTAGCAGTCACCCCAGTAGCAACTGCATTAGTTGATACTAGGGCTGTATTGCTGATACCGAATGTGTATACATTTCCACGAACATTCGCATCATAGTATTGTGCGAACGACTGACTTGTCCGTGAAATCGCATTTTGCATTCCTGTACTCATCATAACTCCTTATTGTTATTGCGTTGCAGGTCTATTACCAGCAAAGTAGATGTAGTCTATGGATAGATCAGTATTAGTTTGCGTGTCAACTGCTGAATCCATTCCAATAAACGGAATAAGCAAGGCTGTAGCTCCGGGTGGATTTACTTGGTACAAAGACGTATCAGAAACATCTATTTCGACTGGTAGTACCCCTGTTAATTGTTCTACTTTAGCATCGT